TACTTTATTAGCATTGTAACCTGCCATAATATTTTCTGCTGTATTTATATTTCCACCATCAGATACAATTCGTCCAATGTCATCAAGCATTATGCCTTGACCTAATAATTCATTTTCATAAATAGCTCTTCTGTTTACAGGAAGAAGATTATTTATTCCACCTACTACATTTCCAATTAATTGTCCTGGTATACTATTTTTTGCATAATTTGCTATTGCACCAGGTATACCTTCTAATGGTTTATCTCCTGCATAACTCATTAAACCATCTGCGTTTAATGCACCGGTTGCTTGATTAGCCATAGGATCACCCATCATAGGAAAAGCATCATTATATACAGTTGATTTATAAGGACGTTCATTATAATTACTTTCATTTCTCGTTCTATTAGGATCAGGATTGTAAACACTAAATCCTTCTTCATTGCCACCTGGTCTAGGTAATAATTTTTCTATTGGTTTTACAGGAGGTTGAGGAAATAAACCTGGAGGATTAGTTCCAATAGGGGGAGTTCTGTCATATTTAAAAGTCTTAGGTAAAGACTGATTTAAATACTGCATTGCTAGATCATATAAAGTTGCCATTATCTTTTACCGTCTGGTTGTATGTCGATTCGTAAAGTACCAAAGCGCCAAGATTCACTAACATCTGTATTTTCTATCTTGATATTAACAAACCTGCCTCTGGCTCTTGTATCCTTTTTATCAGTACTTGAGTTAATTGTAAAGGGGCTTAAAGAAGTGTTAGTATCAGATTGTTGAGGATAACGCTTAACAGCTAGTGTTACTTTTGCATTACCCTGTAAGTCTTTAAAGTCTGGTACAAATCTTCTCATAGCTAAAAATACTTCTCCAGATATACCGGGTCCTGTTGATTTACCTTGTGCATTTTGTTGTCTTGATTGTATATCAAAATCATATGATTTTACAAATGATGTAACTGTAGTAGTAGAACCATCTTGATTAATTTGATCTGTACCTACTTCATGTTCAAATAATTGAGTTTGACCTAATCCATCTTGACCTATAACTGCAGGGAAAGTTCCGTTAGATGTTGAATTAAATTTAGTTGCTATTGGTTTTTGATATACACTTGCATCAATCCAAGAAGTTCTTGCTTCTGTTCCAATGTACCAAGTACCACCTTTCATAGGTTCTCCATAATTAAATACTACATACTGATCATTATACTCAGAACTAGTTGAAGGATAATACCAAACAACTTCTGTAAATAAATTATTAATACCTGCCGCTACTTGTTGACCTTTAGTTGTATCTGCTTGATCATAAACATAATCTTCAACAGAACATGGTAGTGATTTAACTGTACCATCAAACATAAAGAAACCATTTGTGCTCATCCAAAATGCAACACCATCAATTTCAACCGCTGCATTCTTACCAATCAATCCACAGTTAGTACCAACTTGCTCAAAGCCAAATGTAAATGGTGCACCAATAAATTTCATAGTGTACAATGCATTATCTGTCCAAACTAGAATTGTTTCTTTTGCTTTTAATGAACCCATAATTCTTGTTCCATCTTGAAGTCTTTGTGATCCAGCGCTGTTAATAGCTGTTGGTGTATAATCGTTTATGTCTTCTTGATCAGAAAATCTTATAAACATATCATCTTGAGAAGTAGTATCTCCAATAGTTGTTTCAGTACCTAAATGAATTAAGTGACGTGTTGTAGGAGATACCAATGTAACTCTTGTTGCAGTTGGGTTACTTGCTGTTGAAAAACCTGAAGTACCCGTTGAAGCTCTAACTGTTAATGGTGATGCTGCTCCTGCATTCCATGTAAATGTTTTACCATTTGCAATAGTTGCAACTAATACTTGACCAAAATTACTCAAGCTCCAGAGGCCTGGTTCTAGGGTCACGTTAGATGCTTGCACGGCACTTCCAAAACCGGTAAAGCTTGATGCATCTGTAACCGTTGCACCTGTTGAATGAGCTTGACCATTTGAAGTACCAACCGTTGCAGTTCCAAATGCTCCTCTAGTAATACCAGTTAAAGTATTTGTACCTTTTCCGGTATAAGTTATTAATTCGTTTGCTACAGCTATAGTTCCTGCTGTTGGAAAACCTGTGTTTGATGTAACGTTGATAACAGTTCCTGATCCACCTGTACCTGCAGTGTCTGCAAGTAAAGCACCATTTAAAGTAGTTTGTTGTGCACCTGCAATAGTTCCACCGTATTGTCCAATACCAAAACCATAACCATATGATTGTGCTGAAGGACCAACTTTTTCATAAGGTATAACAGATATACTACCACCCGTAGATACTGTTCCTGTTGCATTTGAACTTTGTGTAATTGTAAATGTAACTGAAGTTGGTGTTGAAGTTACTTGAAATAATTTATCCTCAAAATCAGATGCACTATATCCAGTTCCTCCTGGTAAAGTTACACTGTCAAATAAAACAATATCTCCTGGTTCAAAACCATGTGTTGAAGTAGTTGTAATGGTACATACTGCAGAATTATTTGCTGTTGCTATTGTTGAAGAAGCTAAAGGTGTTTTTATAGGAGTGATATCAAATATTTGACCTTCAAAATATAAAAGTAAAAATTTATCAGTACCAATTGCAACATAACGGTTACCTTCTAAATCTACAAAAGCAAACTCACGTCTTGCAACTCCTACAATACTATCTGATATTAATGAAGACCAGCCACCAACTTTTTCTGGTAAGTTATATCTAAACCTAACGTTATCACAATCAACCCATCTATTTTCTGCACCAGATGTTGTGTCTTGCTTATCTATTCCAGGTAAGACTTTAAAATCAATAAGAGCCATTATTTTGCTCCTTACGCCGTGTTGGTTTTATACGCCCAACCTCTTGTTGAATCAACGTAGACTAATGAAAAGGCTTGACCGTTAGTTGTTAAAGTTAAGTTAGATGTACCTGAATTAATGGGTTGACTATTTCTATTAATAATTAAATTGTTATTGGCAAATGTGCCTCTAGCATCAACAAATAAAACTTCAGCACCTGTTGCAGGTGAAGCTGGTAGTGTTACTGTAATTGGGTTAGCTGTTGTGTTTGCTAAAATTTGATCACCATCGACTGCAGTGTATGCAGTAATTGTTGAAGAGTTTAATGTTACATAACCTTGTTTACGTAATCCTAAACTAACATTTGTACCATCCGAATAAACTAATGAAGTAGAACCTATTGGTAATACAACTCCGGATCCTGAAACCGTTTTAACTGTAATAGTATATAAAGTAGATGTACCTCTACTAGTTGCATCTTCAAATACTATAACTCTTTCAGCACTATCAGGTATAGTTACACTTCTGTTTGCACCAAGTGTACCTGTTAATTTTATGTATAAATTTTTACCGTTTGATGTAGCACCATTGTCTAATGCTAAAGTAAGATCACCACTTCCAAGTTGTGCAGATGATAAATAACCCGTAGATAATTGTTCTAATATTTGTAAGTTTGTATTAGTAATCGTGCCCCATAGACCAGCTTTTTCACCGGTAGTGACTAATTCTAATTTTGAGTTTGTTGAAAAAGATGATGCCATAATTTATTAATAAGGGTCTATTGGTGTCCAAGTCATGTTCACCCCTGGTACTATATCGTTCCAGGTAATAATACCCGCCTCTCCTGTGTTTGCCGTTAATTGTGATCCTGTAGGAGTCACAACTGCTGTTCCTGTCACTGTAACACTTCCTGTCGCTAAGGTCAATGAGTTTCCAGTAACGGATACGTTTGCATCTGCTGAAACTACTACAGTTCCTATACCTAATGATGTTTGTGATCCAGTTGGATTAACTACTGCTGTTCCTGTAACTGTTACTGTACCTGCTCCAAGACTTACTTGAGAACCACTAGGACTAGCTGTTACATCAGTACTAAGTATTGGAGTTCCAACTCCTATACTTAATGCATTACCTGTTACATTTATAAGGACATTTGGGTTAAAGAACGATGTCGCTATTGGAGCACCGGATAAGGAAGTTAGTCCGAGCATGGTCTATGCTCC